TAATGTGTAGTTTTTGCATGAATTAGAAATGCGGTAATGTTCCAAGGTAGGCGACTTGGTCTCCAACACCGAGTGGGTAGGTTCGATTCCTACACCGTATGCAAACAAATAAAAATAAAAATTATGACAGTTAAAGAAACAATAAAGGCGTTTTATAAAATGATATTAGATTCTAAAGGATTAGATTTAGATTGTTTTCTTTTAACTAATGATTCAAAATTTAATAAAAAGGAATACAAAGGTAACACAGTGTTTAAACATATTTTAATGCCTAAAGGCCAAATTTATTTTTGTAAAGACTTTTTTTTAACTAGAGAGGAATTAAATATAAGTATCAATTAATTGAATAATCAAAATATATCAAAATGGGTAAGGCTGGAGGAGCAAGAGAAAACGCAGGTCGCAAGAGTAAAGCAGAAGAACAAAGTTTAATTGAAAAATTAACACCACTTGAACCTTTAGCATTTGCTGCACTACAATCAGCGTTAGAAGATGGCAAAGATTGGGCGGTTAAATTATTCTTTCAGTATAACTTTGGTATGCCTAAGCAAGTAATCGACCAACACAATACTCACGAGGTTAATAATTTTAGTATAAAGGATTTATATGATAGCCAAGCAGAAACCAATTTGGAATAGTTTAAGTAACGATACTAGATACTTTGTTATTACTGGCGGTCGTGGTTCTGGAAAGTCATTTGAAGTAGGTAGGTTTACAAGTCTACTATCATTTGAATCAGGACATAAGATTTTATACACTAGACAAACAATGACTTCCGCACATTTGTCGGTTATACCAGAGTTTCAAGAGAAAATAGATTTACTTGAAATGAATAACGCGTTTGACGTAAACAAAACCGAAATAAAGAATAAGCAAACGAACAGTGAAATAATATTTAGAGGGATTAAAACAAGTTCGGGAGACCAAACCGCAAACCTTAAATCGATTACAGGAGTTACCACTTGGGTGCTAGATGAAGCTGAGGAGTTAACAGATGAAAGCACGTTCGATAAGATAAACTTATCTATTAGAATTAAAAATAAACAGAATAGAATTATACTTATACTGAATCCAGCAACAAAAGAGCATTGGATTTACAGAAAGTTCTTTGAAGAGGCTGGAGTAACGGAAGGATTTAACGGTGTTAAAGGTAACACTACCTACATACATACAACGTATCTAAACAACTTAGATAACCTTAATGTAGATTTTATTAACGAAATAGAGTTAATCAAAGAAAACAACCCTAAGAAGTACGAACATCAAATACTAGGCGGATGGCTAGACAAAGCGGAGGGCGTTGTATTTACAAATTGGAAGTTTGGAGAGTTTGACAATACACTACCATATTCCTTCGGTGCTGATTTTGGATTTAGTATTGACCCTAGCACATTGGTTAAAGTAGCAATAGACAGAAAGTTAAAAATAATATACGTTAAAGAATTGTTATACAAGCCAAAGTTAACTACTAGCGAGTTGGCGATAATATACAAACAAAATGTATCTGGCAAAGAGTTAATAATTGCAGATAGTGCGGAACCTAGATTGATAGAAGAAATACAACGATACGGATTTAACATACAAGCCACCGAAAAAGGTGCTGGAAGTATTAAGGCGGGTATAGAACTAATGCGAGACTATCAGTTATTAATAGACAAAGAAAGCGTTAACCTTGCTAAGGAATTGAATAACTACGTATACAGCGATAAAGCAAGTAGTTTGTTTGTGGATAATTGGAATCACGCAATCGACGCAATAAGATACAATGTATTCTTTCACTTAAGTAACCCACATAGAGGCAAATTCGATATAAGATAATTATGAAAATAAACATACCAGAAAACATTAGCGAGGTTACATTAGGGCAGTTTCAAAAATATATGGAATTACTAGAGCGCGACTTGGATATAATGAATTTTAACAAACGCAAAGTATCAATCTTTACAAACATACCTCACAAGGATTTAGTTACTGTAAAAGCTATTGATTTTGAGCGTATCAGTAAGCAAGTAGATATTGCGTTAAATACAGATGCACAATTCCAAGCTACCTTTAAATTAGATGGTTTAGAGTTTGGATTTATAAATGACTTTGAGGAAATAAGTTTAGGAGAGTTTGCAGACCTAGAAAAATACCAAACAAGCCAAAATGATTTGCATAATCTAATGGCTATACTATTCCGACCAATACGAAATAAAGCACACGGTAGATATGAAATCGAAAGCTATAAAGGTACTGCGGAATATGCTGAACGAATGAAATCGATGCCTTTAAATATTGCTAATGGTGCGCTGGTTTTTTTTTTGAATTTAGCGAGCGAGTTAGAGGATTATACCCTGAAATATTCGAGCGCGGAATAAGCGAGGGCGAGGATATGGCAAACTACTTTAAAGATTGGGGCTGGTATCCAACTATAAAAAAGTTAGCTAAAGACGACATCTTCGCAATTGATAAAGTAACTCAACTAAGTTTACATAAATGTTTATTATTTTTAAGTTGCGAGGTCGTAGAAAATAAAGCAATCATAAGCGCGCAAAATAAATCTAACGGTAAACAAATAACAGAATTGTAAAATAAACTATTGTTTAATACACCGCCTTTGCCTCTTAACAATGCACACTTAGGCGGTTTTTTCTAAAATAAATTAAAAGTTTTTTAAATAAAGTATTGTTTATTCAAATAAGCGTTGTATATTTGTACAAGCAATAACGCTAAACCAAAAAAACAGAAATTATGACAACTTTTATAACACCAAAACAAGTTACAGCAATTAAAAATTGGAATTTAGGTACTTATCCAAAAACATATATAGGTGGAAGTATTGGTTCTGTTTATACTGTTTACGGAGAAACAAAAGCTTATTATTTTACAGACAATAAAAAAAATAACAAACTGCCTAAATGGGCAGTTGAGTAGTTTTAAAGAGCAAAATCTCACAGTATTCGTACAGAGTTGACAAGCTGGAAAGACAGCTATTTTTTTATAAATCAGGACGTGTTGAACGCTTTTATTGGGGTTAAGAACGTTTTTTAAAAATACAGGACGAAAAATATATAATTATGGAGATTCAAAGACAAAACGTAATAATACTAATCCAACCCTATTCATTCGAGTAGGGTTTTTTCTTTTGTTACATATTAGCAATCTTATCGTTTTAGTAGTATGAACGGATACAGCGAAATTTTACGATACATTAAGACTCTAGCCGAGCAGGATTATTTTATTAACACAATAACACAAGGAGATTTTGAAGACGTTGATATTAGTAAGAAAAATATATTTCCTTTGTTACATATTAGCATTGGTAATTGTTCTTTTCCTAGCGATTCTATAATACGATTCGACTGCCAAATTGGTGCGATGGATATAAGAGATATTAACAAAGAGATAACCACCGATAAATTTTACGAGAACGATAACGAAATAGACAACCTAAACGAAACTTTAGCTGTTGTTAACCGATTATGGTTATTGATGCTTAAAGACTTTGAGGAGAACGATATCACCGCAAGCGAAAATCCTACTCTCGAACAGATGAACGAGAGTAAAAAGAACTTATTAGATGGGTGGGTTATGACATTTACAATCGACGTGCCAAACGTTTTGGTTTCGCTATGCTAACGGAACAAATATTAAATAGGTTCGGTGATAACGTTACTAAGAAAGCTAAGGCGATACTTGCAAAGCGTGATAAATTAGATACGGGTAAGTTAAGCGAAAGTTTAAAGTTCACTGTTAAGAAGTCAAAGAATAGTTTAGAGTTTACATTGCTTGCAGAAGATTACGCCACGTTCGTAGACAAAGGAGTTAAGGGAACAAAAGATAATTCAAGAGCTCCAGGAAGTCCGTTTCAATTTAAACAAGGTAAAGTTTCCGTACCTATCGCTCCAATATTAGGCTGGGTAAAAAGAAAGAGGTTTCAATTTAGAACTAAGCAAGGGCGGTTTATGAGTTTCAAACAAATGGCTTTTATAATTGGTAGGTCAATACATAGCAAAGGAATTAAAACGAGTAACTTTTTAACAAGTCCTTTTAACGATGAGTTCAAGAAGTTGCCTAAAGAATTAATAGAGGCTTACGGTTTAGATATGAGAGATTTATTACAAACAAGTTTAAAAAATAAAAAATGATAAAGTATATTTTAAGA